CCTCGTCACTATCCTGTTCGCCTTCTTCATCAGTATCTGCATCTTCATTAGAAGAATCTCCATCGCCCTCTTGTGGAGCATCGTCTTGTGGAGCATCATTATCTTCAGCAGGTGCATCATCAGATACCTCATCTGGAGATATGTCTTCATCATCCTGTGACTTAGAAATAGATTCAACTGGCTTAGAGAATTCAGCGGTTAAAGCATCAATCTCATCTAGAGATTTGCTAATCATTTCATTTAAATCCATTATATTTGGCACCTCCTATTGGATACGCTTAAGGAAATCCTGACATTCGGCTCTTGACCAACCCTTAGTAAGTTGAAGGTATAAAGTCAACTCTGCTCCTGTTAAAGATTTCTTAGTAGATAGTTTCTGTTTAAGAATTTTCTTATTCTCCTCATTGTCTATCACATAAGAAAGGTTGTGCAGGTCATCTTCCAAGTCCTCCTTACGGAAAACCCCTCCACCAGTCATCTTAGTTGGGTCGACTTCATAGCCAGCTTCTAGGGACTTATTGAGGATTACATCTTCCTCACTAACCCCATTAAAGGATTTCACTACAGCTTCCCATGAACATGTAGTGTTCACTGGATTGGTAGTAATTGCTACATTATAAATTTTCGCTTTCAATATACGTCCACCATCACGCTTCAGAACCTTACCCTCAATTGAGAAACCTACTTTTCTTGGTGCTCTAGATTTTTTTATAGCCAAGGCTAGATTCCAAATGCGGTCAGCTTCAGGTATACCCTTGAATAGTTCTCCCTCTACCCAGAATCCTTGGTCATCTACCTGACACTTGTCTCCTATTGGGTATCCCAGGATGATACTATTATCATGGTCATAGTTGAAATATCCGTGATTTACGAAATCAGAAATATCCAAACCCTTCTGCACAAGGGACTCACCTTGTCTATCCTGAGCCTCAGTAGACGCATACCCACGGATAATCCTACGCTCTTCTGTATCTGTGGATTTTGCTATATCGGCTTCTAGGAAGAAACTGAAATTTTCACTCATATCGTCACCTCCAGACCTCTTATAACAATATTAAAATAACCCTATGCAAATAAAATCGCATAGGGTTATCATCTGTCCCATATAAGACCCTGTTAATACTTCTGGTCTATACTATTGGAGATTTGGCTATCCTCTTGTTGCTGTTGCTGTTCCTCTGGGTCTACTTCTTCCTCTTCACCTTGAGATGGGTCTACTTGTTCGTTAGGGTCTCCACCCATAGCATCTTGCTGTTGCATCATCTGGTCATTCTGCTGTTTCTGTAACAAGTAGTTAGTATAAGTAGGATCTAATATGATGTCCCCATCTTCCACTGGGTCAAGGTCATTCTCAGCACGTACTTCATTGATTGTCTTATAAGCACGTACCTGCTTGTTAGCCAATTCCATACGTTCTGACTCAGATTCCCCATTGAGACCTACAAAGTTAAAGGAGTATTCATCACTGAATCTACGTATGATGTTTCTATTGATGACCGATTCTAGGAATCTCAATAGTGGTCTTAGACCTTTATCCTTAGAATTCTTCAGCCTATCTTCAATACCACCATCACCTAAACCTCCACCACCAGAGCCACCAGCACCACCCCTATTAGGGAAGTTAACCTCCGCTGGGTCAATCTGGTATACTGCACAACTGATGTTGATTAGGTAATTCATCCACATCTCATATTCCATCTCACGGTTGGACTGGGATACATTAATATACTCTAAACCCTCTACTGATACCACAGGAGTCTTCCATGCACCAGTTATACCTGCTAGTTGGGCTGTCCACTGTCTACGGAATGCATTTAGCTGTTCCTTACTAATGTTCTGGCCTTTTAGGTTTAAAATACCTTTTGTAGTACCACCTTGGGAGAAGTAACGGGAGTTATACTCTTCTGCCCATAGATGAGCTGTAATCTGCTGTGTGAGTATTTCAAGTTCTGAAAGTCCATAAGGCTGTATATTAATATCAGACCTAGGATTACGCACTCCAAATGCTAACTCTGAGCCTGTGAATTCCGCTATTACCTCATTGTTGAGTATCTGTACCCATTTGACATCCAGTTCCTCACTTGTATCAGGATGTATATAGTCATCACCATTTTCAGGCTCTATGGTAGCAGCACGTACTGTAGATGCGTCCACTGCATGTATTTCAGCAGGTCTACCTAACCTATCTGGTACTATTTCAAATGTCAACTGGTCGTATGTTAGAGAGTCCCGTACAGCTTTACGCAGTAGAGTATCAAAATCATCCCTAGAAGGATTGTATTTATACCCACAATTCTCTAAGAATGCCTCTAGGGCTAGTATAACTTGTCTTTGTTTAGGTGTAGGCTTCGCTTTGGGGTTACGAAGCTTTATTTCAAACCCTATCCCATCCTTTGTGTATCTTGCAGGCTGAGAAAAGGTAGATACTTGATTTACCCTTGTCTGTATAATAGATGCAACAACAGAGTTCTTGATAGACATCGTTTTTAGAATATCAAAGGATAAAGCAGAAAATGGCTTATCCTTGAATCCCATATTTTGTACTAGAGCAAGGGGGTCTTCTATGATTGATTTAGAGTCTTGGACACGTTCTGACTTTTCTATATATTCCTCATCCATGCTTTGAGGCATAACTGGAGTTGAGCCTATCCTGAAGGACTTTATAAAGTTATCAATCTTTCCCATAGTAGCACCTCCTCTTTTTAAATAAGTTTTGCGTATCTAATTCATAAAATCTCGAACTTGTAATAAAAATAGCATACACCTATGTGTATGCTACTTAGGTTTGGTAATCATGTCCTGCTCTGCCTTATTGTCTGCTTTTGTTCTATCTTGCTGACCGTAGGCACTATGACCCTTTTTCTTCTTATCCTCGTCTTTCTTTTTATCCTTTTTCTTCTTATCCTCGTCTGCATTCTTCTTACGTTGCTCTTCCAAGCGTTTTTTGTATTCATCCACCTTGTCACTATTGACTTTCTTATTACGGGAATGGTGTCCGTGGACTTCCTCTTTTTCCTTAAGCTTCTCTACCCTTTTACGGGCACGCTTGTCTTGAGTAATCTGCTTCTCATTCTCATCATGTAGGTCTTTCTTACGTTTATTCTCTTTACGCTCTTGCTCCTTGAGTAAGGTATCTTTCTTCTCTTCCTCATTCTTCTTAGCGTGGTCTGCAAATTCACTACGTACCCACTGTTTACGAGTTATAGTATGGCCATCCCGTACATAGGTAACAATCTGCTGTATGAGACCATCACGGTTACCCTTACCCTTTTGTAAGTCCATGTCTAGTTCGCCCTTTTGTATCATACGCAACTTTTCTGATATTAGCAATAGTGGTTCCATAAAGTCACCTCCTAATTAATAATTTCATATCCCTCATCATCAAACAATGATTTGAGTATAGGCTTATCGGCTTTAGCATTGGGGTCTTTCTTATCCCCTAGGTCATTATCCTCATGTCCCCAATTAACATGTACACCTGTATGGTGAAACATCTCACTCAACCCCATCTGCATAGTCTCAGCACTTTTATTAGGGGAAGTGTGCAATATCATCCTATTTCCTACCTCATCTAGGTTTTTACTTCCTGCTACTGTAAAATCCCGTGAGTTAGTAAGGTAGTGTCTCACAGTGTTGCGTACTTGTTCATTGGGGTGGGTAACCATAATTTCTTGGTTACCCTGATTATACTTAACAAAGCCAGTATCTCCACCGTGATGAATAGCGACTTTCATATAATCACTCCCCTAAATTTATAATTAGCTCCATTTCAGACTTACGAGTATAGTCATCTTTCTCAGCCCTAGGTACTGGCCCTGCTACTGATTTGTCCCCTATAAAGTCTGGTCGTAGCACTATGTGGTTTACACCCTTAGCCATTTCTGGATGTCTCTGTAGCATTGTGTGGTACAGATACCCGTAAGTTTCTAGTGGCATTATATTTATTGGCTTCTCATCATCATGTGCACCAGGGCGTCTATAAGATGAGAGATATTTATAGTTGCCTAATTTGCCATCCTTAGAATTATGCTCATCCCCATAACCTTCAGCAGTGTATTCATCATGCATACGCTCTGCCCATTGTTCAAAACCTGTACTGTAATCATGGGTCTGTTTCTTCCATAACTGGTAGGCATGGAAAGCATTACATGCCCTAGATACATTCTCTGACCAGTGCTCTAGCCCACGCTCTCCACCTTCATCCCAAGACTTATCAGTGCCACCATCTGTGTGTTTAGCACTGTCATTACCATAGTACTTGGCATCATATATTCTACCCTCATAATGTGTCATCCATTCGTCCAGATGATATAGATAAGACATGGAGCCTCTACGTGAGCCTAATCTCTTTTTAGGGTTACTTCTTTCTACAGCCGCATCATAGGAATTCTTGACAACATTAACATATTTGCCAGCATACTTTTGTCCATTAGGACTCTTATCCCATGTCAGATATTTACCCTGACCACCACCTGATAGGTAATTATCTACCGCATGGGCAAATTCATGGGCTACAGTATCAGAAAATGGGTGATATCCAGCCTTACCTAGGGAATTACCGTCTCCATCGTACAGGTTTCTAGCTTCTGGTCGGTGATACATTGGATGCTCTTGGTCTAGGGATTCCATATCGTCTACATAGGCATGATCCAATACTATACCACCTTCGCGAGTGCTGTGGTAGTTGCCCCTAAGTTCCGAACCGTCATCTTTCGTTTTACGGAAATGTAGTTTACATCCATGTGCAAATACATCGGTCATTAGGTCGAAAGGGTAAGGTTCCAAAGACTTATGCAAATGGTCAGCAATCTTCACAGTTCTGTCCTCTGCACTGCCGTAATCACCTGGTGTATAGTTGTGATTCTCACCATAGTTTTCTAGCCCATCTATCTTCAAATTGTGCTTTATAAAGTCCTTACGGGCATCGGTACGCTCCTCAGGTGACCAATGTTTAGCAGATTCATGTAGAACCCAAGTGTCATTCCTACCGTTAGCATCCTGCTGTAAGTAGTCTACAGCATTCTTATTTTTAGTCTTTTCTACTAAGTGACCATAGACGACCTTCTTAAAGGCATCACTCTTAGTATCAACCTTTGTAATAAAATCATGGTCAATAGGGACACCATACTTCTCAAGTAATTTTTCCAGCGTATCCTTAGTAATGGCAAATGGATAGAGGTCTAAACTGGCGGATGATATATTACTTAACATAGCACTCTTACCAGACTGTACCCATAGGTCAGATACCGACTTCTTAAGCTCACTACCAACTTCCTTAGTGTAGTTTCCATCAAAATCCTCTTCTAGGGCATCCCACATAGCCTTTATTGGCTTCTTATGGAGTGGTAGTTCCTGTGGCTTAACTGACACATTCTCACCACTTTTTAGACCATCTAGATAGGCTTTAACCTTTTTCATAGGAATAGCTAAGTCATGTTCCTTGCCCTCTTTGTCTACATGGAAGACTGATAAAATAGGCTCGCCTTCGTCATCTTCCTGTATCATTGCTGTAGACTCGTCACCAAACTCCCATTCTCTGCCCTTGTCGTATCCTGCAACAACGTCACCAATTCCCTTTAAGCCAGCAACTTCACGTAGGATTTTGCCCATCATTTTGTTACCAATCTTTAGGTTGGAAAGTTCCTCATTCTCCAAATCTGCCTTCAAGCCATCCATAAGGGAAGGGTCATCTGTAAGAATTTTCTTTAGGGCTGATACCTTGTGCATATTATCCACATGCTCATGGTCATTGGTCTGTCTACCCTTCATATGGCTATGGTCAGCAAACTCATCTGCCCATTTTAGCTTTAGGCTTCTGCTAGCCCTATTTAAGAAGTCCGTAACATCTTGTGAGGTCTTTTCCTTACCCTTAAGACTTGATAAGCGTTCTTGCTCTTCCTTACTTATGCCATCTGTTACAGGATCTATATTAAGTAGGCTAGGGTCTTTCTCGATAGCCTTTTTTAACTCCATCATACATCTCATGTGATGTATAGGACGCATAGTCTCTTTTATATTAGGGTCTTGTCTAGGGTCTCCATCTGCGATACCTAACTTCTTACACAGTGCATATTTGTCCTCGGAACTCATTGAGTCTAGTATGCCCTTGATAGTATTTCCACCCTGTTGGGCTTTAGATTGAGCCTTTGGCTTAGGTTCGGTTTTTGGCTTAGGTTCAGTCTTCGGAGTGGTAGGCTGTGGTTTAGGTTGTGCTCCCGTACCATGAGGTGCCCCAAACTCTGGATGGTTACGCATTTCATTTACTTTGTCTGGGTTCTCAGTAAGGTGTCTCTTAAGAGCCATCATGTTCCTCATATGCATGATGTCACCTTTACCATTACCACCTTTGCTAGGGTGTTGCTGACCGTCTACGGTACGTGGGTCAGTTTCGTCATCAGTTACACCTAGATGCTTCATCATCCTATACAGCAATTCTGGATGTTTCTTGTACTTATTTGTGAAATCTACTATATTATCCATACCATCTTTAGATTTAGTGGGGTCTGCTTCCTTAGGCAGATGTTCTGCCCCTGCTAGGTGGGGATTCTTATAGAAGTGATTTTTTAATGCTTCTACTGCATTTTTATGATCTATACTAGGGTGGTCATTCCGCTTCCATGTAAGACCATGTTTTTGTATATGGTGGTATTTCTCTTCTCGGGACATCTTCTTTATATGGTCATCTATGTGCTCTTTCTGAGTCTTGTGGCTAGACTGTTCAGCTTCCATGTGACCATGCGCTTCACTCACTGGTTGACCTGTTCTAGGGTCTACCCACTGCATACGGGTATACATTTTTCCGTTCTTACCCTTTACCTGCACAGGTTTTCTAACTAACTTTGCGGTGTTAAGTCTACCCTTCTCAAGGTCAATATATAAATCCATGATTCTCACCTTCTTTGATAATCTGACTATTAAATTAAAATAAGCTCCCCGATGTTGGGGAGCTTATCTATTTACATTGCCACGTCATCTAGGCTATCTACTTGCTCATCCCCGAAATCATCCCATTTTTCTATCTCAGGAGTCTTGTCTAATGGAGTTGTAGTCCAAACTAAGTCTTGAGTACGACCTGGAGTGAAAATAGACATCTGTCCATTCTTATCATCCCGTACAACGAATTTAGCGTCTGCCCCATATTGACCGTTCCATTTTAGTAGGGTATAGCTACCTTTTTTGCCATCATCTGCCATTATCTTAATCCTCCTTTAAATAAGTCACTGTCCATACGCTTTTTAATAATGTCTGACTCTTGTCGCTGTCCGAACGTACGCTCATGCTCCATAGCTTTTTCCACACGTTTCTTACGCTGTTCCTCTGTTTCTGACGGTGTGTACCACTGACCTTTGTTTTCCATCACCTTATCACCTCTGAAAAGAATATTGACCATCCTATTAATGCAACCAAATATACTTTAAATAGACTTACTACACTAAGGTCATAGTTGTCCCCTGATATTACTTTTGTTATTACATTTATAATAATCGTGACAGTGGCAGGTATTCCTATACCCAAACCAATGATTATCCAGAATAATGAGTTAGTAATAAACATATTACACCTCCTACATAAAATAATGGAGAGGAACAAAATCCTCTCCATCTATCAGTTACTTTACAGGGCAGGCTCCCCCTATGCAGTCTGAGTCTAACAGGTCATCTTTAGGTTCTACAGTCAAGTCAAATAGATGCTGTATCTCCTCTGGTTTAGCAACCAATTCAGATACACGTCTCTCATACTCTGATTGTGTAATAGGTTCCCAAGGGGCTTGAACATATCCATGTCCACTGTAAGGTAGCAACGATGTTGACTTAATCTTGTTGTTATATGCTTTTAGTAGAGGTTCAATCTTGTCGGTTTCCTCATATTTGAATGTGAGTGTTGCTGATACAGCATTATCAGCCCAAGCATAGGCAAACAAATACTGGTTAGCAAATTGCACTTCCAATGGCACATCCCCTGCCCCTAGGAAATTAGGGTTGTCTGCACCTGCATTTTTAATAGGGAATTCTACAACAACTGCATTTGGCTCTTTCTGTGCCTTTTCAATAGGGAATCCACATGCTCTCAAGACATCTAGATATGGATCAGTCTCATGGAATCGAATACGTTGGATCATGTAAGGAGCATAGTTCCAGTGAATACCAGAAGATACACCAGGTAATTTAGCTACCGTTCCAGATGGTTTAACAGTAGTTGTCTTCTTGGAGACTACTGCACCCATATCCCTAGCTTGTTTTTGGTTAGTATCAATTACAATTTGATACCATTCATCTAGTTCATCTAATATTTCCTGATGGAAGATAGGCTTGGTAATGTCATCATCCTCGAAGCCCTTAACTGCATAGTGGCCATACTCTTCTAAGAAGTAGTCCTGCATACCTGTTAAGGACACACCAATACGTCTGTTGTTGGCAATTACCCTAGCTGTCTCTTTCCAGATATACTTAGCAAATGTAATCCTATATGTGTATTGTGCACCAATTTGTAGTGCTCTCTTTACATCCAAGCCGAAACGCTTACACATAACAGGAACAACCTCTACGAGATTACAAGGCTCACAGTTCCATAGAGTAATCTCAGCACATGGGTTTAAGCCTTCAGCATCCTTATCAATCTCAGCCTGAAAACCATCCATAATACGTCCAAAGTTCTTCATTAGCCACTCATTACCTACACCTGGTTCACCATTAGCAATAATACCTGCGGCAATGAAGTGGTGGTCTTTGAACATTTCATGGGTGTATACTGAGTTATTGGAAGCCCATCTGTGATTTTCCTGCTTAAAAGCTAGATTAAATAGGTCGTCAGCTTCTTGCTCTGCTTTCCTATACAAGTCCTCTTTGTTATGGTCGCTCAACTCTAATCCAGCATCAAGTATGGTTTTCACTGATTTTTCATATAATTCCTGTACTACTTGTCCAAATGGCTTACGTCTCTCAGTCTTACGTCCCCACTCATTAGTATCCCATATAGTCCAACCGTTCTCATCCACTTCCTTAACTGGAAGAGCAAGTAGGTAGTTTTTAGCATTAACATAGTCTGCATCATCATGGTCACCTAATGCAATAAGGGCTGTACGTCTAACATTACCTGCAACAACACAACGTCCCAACAAGTTCATCATGTCTAAGGCATCTTCGGAAGTAATACGCTTTCCTGCTTTAGCATTAAGGATATTGTTGATGTCTACTAGGGCTGCAATAAGGGGAAGTGGGCCACTAGCAGTACCTCCAAATCCTTTAATCAGTGCATCATACTGACGGATACGGGAGAGGTCAATAACAAGGTGTTCCTCGTATTTAGTAAGGTGTGTCTTAGCAAAGTGAGCATCAATAGTTTCACGTACAGAAATATTCCATCCCTCTCGGTCATCTGAAGCAAAATAATACTTTCCACTATCTTTTGCGAACTGTGCATATTCAATGTCCGTAGTAATAAAGTCCTTGATTCTGTCCCACTCTTCACTATCCTTAATGCGTTGCCAATCTGGATGGTTAGGGTGTAAGAAAATTTTGAGGTTTAATTTTCTATAAACCTTAGGCATTTGATGTATATTTCTACGTTGGGCACCAAATCCTACTCCTCCACCTAACATAGCTCGGTCAAACATGAACACGAATGGATATGAAGCCATAAGTTTTTCTGGGTGCGAGAAGATGTATGGTTGGTTTTCAAACATTTCGATATGCTCATAACTTTGTGGGCGAACAGCTACATACCAGCAGTTGTTCATGGCGTCCCCACCACGTTTCGTAGCGTACTCTGTACCCATCATCCAATATCCACGTCCAGGGGGCATAACTCCCATGTGCCACATATATTCTAATGCCTCTTCAGCCCATTCTCTAGTAGCTGTAGGGTCACCGTTCTCAATACCCAAATTGATGTTACCCTCAACAACACGTTTGATAGTGTCGAGAAACTCCTCTTTAGCTTGCACCTTACCATTCCCATCATACATTGGTCGTGAATAGGTTCTCATATATGTAGGAGCACCTAGAATACCAAATGGTGGTTTCTTCCCTGTATATTTAGCTAGTTGTTGTTCCGTGAATGCAAATGATGTCAACTCATTTACCCCCTATAATCGTTTGTTGGTTGCACTTTAAATTAAGTGAAAGGACAAAAATTGTCTCCTAAGTATGACCTTAGATAGGTCAACTGTGGAGACAATTTAATCGTAATTATAATTTTCCTGTCCAAACTCATTATCACTTATACTAGTTTAGGATAGTTAATTTTACTGTGCGCCTACCCCAATTACGAGCTGTCTGGGTGTCACGTACCAAAAGGTCAACGTGATTCCCCTTGATAGCCCCTCCTGTATCACCAGCTATCGCATAGCCATATCCCTCTACATAAACTTTAGTTCCTAGGGGGACAATTCTAGGGTCTACTGAAACTATCTTAGCATCTGGATTGTTTCTAACATCTATCCCAGTGGCGGTAATTCCAGTACACCCTGTGTTACAGAAGGCTGTATAGGCTGTTGCCACAACGTATATTTCCTTATTGCCCTTAATAACAGGTTTAGAGAGGGCAGTAGCCCTCTCTTGCCTAAGTTTGTCATAGTCACTCTTCAATTTACTATTAATATCCATCTGTTGCTTCAATTGAATGTTGAGCTTATTCAGGTCTTCACTTTGCTTAGTGTTAACCTCATTTAGAGTCTTAATTTGCATCCTCAGGCTACTATTGTCACGTTGAATCTTAGTTTTCTCAATGTTTAGTTGCTTGTTCTCCTCTTTGAGGGTCACTACTCCGTTTATAGTAAGTACAAGGCTCGTGCATAGGGATAAAACCCCAATAAGGCACAATACATACCGGAGTATACGGCTCTTAGACATCAAACCACTCCTTATACAAAGATATATTCGATTGAATGGACATTAATCCAGATAGGGATAGTACCTGCTTGGTCTGAAAACCCAGCTATGGCTCCACCCTTAGATGCTGCTTGTAAGTACTGACGTACTTCAGTGACAGATAATGTTGTGTATACCGTTCCACTGATTAGCTGTAACTTAGTCATGCTCTCACCACCTTTGACTAAAGAAAGTCAGAAATTTGAAATGTTCTCCCTCGTATTACTTCTTCCAAGCCAGAACCATTCCGACTACGAAAGCTAAACCAAACCCACCCATTGTTACAAATCCAATCAGACTTAGGATAATATTCATTTTCATACCTCCTAGGATGGATAGCACAAGGTGAGGTTATCAACCCCACCCTGTTGTTTACCTATAGAAATAGCCCTTACACTATCCAGTGCTGAGGGTCTTCCCCATATTTCTTAAATAGACGTCTCACTACGTCTCGAACCTCATCACTACGGACGATATGTTCTAGCGATTTCATCTCAATATACTGAAAGTATGGGGCACCTGCCAACAAATCTATGATATCAGATAGACCGTTTTTAGCCGGTTTATTTCCCTTTAGGTCGATTTGGAAGGGACTAGTATCCCCTAACAAGAAAATCCTAGAACCCTCTGCTCTTCTTGTAACTACTGTAACAAGCTCTTTGGTATTCTGGCATTCATCGACTACTATAGACATGTTGTTTGCATCAAGACCCCTTACAAACCCTAATGGGAGTATCTCCACATATCCTGCTTCCCTTAGTAGTTCAAATCCTGCTTGGTGCCACTTATCAAAGTACTGAGTGTAGTTCTTTAGAGTTGGTGTAATCTTCTCATTTATGTCACCTGGTAAGAAACCATACTCCTCACCACCAGAGTTTACCGCTGGCTTAGCAATCAGAATCTTATGATCTGTATTCTGTTTAAAGTCTGGGTGCTCTAGTGTACGCTCTGTTACTTTAACATTAGCTAAGTGTTCCTTGATTAGGTGTTCTATTAGAGTACTGGTCTTACCTGTCCCCATGAGACCATCTACTGCCAGAACAGTCATGTGTTCACTGTTAACAGCATCCAAGTATAATCTTAGGTCTCTGTTAGGAGCATTTTTACATTTAAGCTGGCGAATACCCTTCTTTTCAGGGTCGTATACTCCTTCTAACCTCTTTCCACCATCAATGGGTTCTACATAAACTGCCGTATTAAATGGCAGG